AATGTTGGCCTTGGGCCTGAGCATGATTGGTCTAGCCATGCTGCAGATTCGTTTGGCCTGATGGCAATCTGCTACACGCCGCCGGCGAACGAGGCGAATTTCAACCGGGCGCTGAACTATGGGAACTCGGGGTGGCGATGATGGATGATGCCAAAATCCTTGCAGAGGTAGAGCGACGCCTGAGGGCTTGCGAAAAAGAAGGTGATGGCTGGTACGACGAAAAGGCTGGGTTTCATATGGTCCTGAGGTTGATTGACAAGCTCAGGAATGATGGCGCGGCACCAGAACATTTCGAGCTCGGATATTAGGGCAATGTATTTCTGGTGGCAGCCTTACTGTGTGTTGTTCGGGCTCGTCATCATCGCAGCTTCGCTATATCTGAGACGCGATAGGAGATGGCGATGATGCGAAGGCGCGTTTTCATCATGACCGACTTTGCGGCCATCGAGGTCACTGATGACGACTACATCTTGCGCAATCTAGACTGGACCAATCCTCGAATTCTCGTGGAATATTGCGCTCATGCCTAAGATGCACATCGACGACCTCAAGGCGATGCTTGCCGGCGAAAAGGCCACCGCTATGGCCGCGCTGTCAGCAGCCAACCTGGCCGATGAGCGCGCCAACGCCATGGACTACTATCTCGGCCACATGGAAAAGGACATGCCGGCGCAGGACGGCCGATCTCGGGCTGTCTCAACGGATGTGGCCGATACCATCGAAGGCATGATGCCGCACCTGATGGACATCTTCGCAGGATCTGACGAGGTAGTCAGGTTTGAGCCGGTCGGGCCCGAGGACGAGGAGGCAGCGCAGCAGGAGACGGACTACGTGAACCATGTGTTCATGCAGCAGAATCCCGGCTTCATGGTTCTCTACGGCTTCGTAAAGGACGCCCTGCTCTCTAAGACCGGGATTGTGAAAATCTGGTGGGAAGAGGACGAGCAGGAGGAGCGGGAGACCTACTACGACCTGACCGAGGACCAGTTTGCGGCGCTTGCCATGGCTGTGGAGATGAGCGACGGGAAAATGAAGATCGTCGCGCACACGCAGAACGGCGAGGACGAGGCTGTGGAGCCGAAAGAGGAAGCCGAGCCGTCATGACGGTTTTCATCACCGTTGGCAACCGCAACAACGTCAACGATACGATCGAAAGTTGCTTTATATCTGAGCTTGGAAGCACCTCACAGGAGGCAGTTGACGCCTTCAATGATGCCCTGGTCAAGGTCGATCGAGCATCCTGCTGCGATGACTACGAATTTATGTGCACTGTCATGAGGCACGCTCGCGCTAAGCTCGATGAGGCCGAGGCGAACTGATGTCGGCCGCAAAGCGCTTCGAGATGATAGAATATCACGACCTCCCAGCCCACGGCGACAAGAGGGATTGTTGGCTGGCCGTCTACCGCACATGCACTGAATACCACTATTCGATCAACGGCTTTTACATAGTCGAGATTGTTCACTGATGGACGCCATGACGCCGCCGGCCATGCTCCAAGCTGAGCCCATGAGCCCGGCGCAGCAGATGGCCGCCATCCCGGCAGAGCCGCCCAAGCCTACCACCCATGACGTCACGATCGTCACCACCCGCAAGCTGGCCCGGGCCCGCGTGCTGGGAGTCCCGCCCGAGGAATTCGGCATCGAGCGCGCTGCGCGCAGCATCGCCACCTGCAATTACTGCTTCCACGAGGTTGTCACCAAGACCCGCGCGCAGTTGGTCGCCGAGGGCTTCGACAAGACCCAAGTCAACGCCATCACGACTTGGACCGGGCAATCCCCCACCTCTATCGAAATCCAGGCCCGCGATTCACTCCATGAGAGCTATTGGACGTCCTCCGACCTGAATACCGCGGCCCAGCCGGTCAAGATCACCGAGCATTATGTCCGGATGGACTATGAGGGCAACGGGCGGCCATGCCTGTACATGGTCGTGACCGGGGGAGACCTCGGGGAGATCCTGCGGAAGGACGGGAAAGAGGTCATCGAGCCCGTCGACGTTATCCCGTTCGCCGCGACCACACCAGTTCCGATCACACATCGGTTCTTCGGGAGGTCAATCGCTGATCTGGTCATGCCGGCGCAGCGGGAAAAGACGGCTTTAAAGCGAGGCGCACTTGACAACCTATACCTGCATAATAATCCGAGGGTCGAGGTTTCCGAGCAGAATGCTGGCCCGAATACTCTTGACGATCTTCTCGTATCGAGGCCCGGTGGCGTTGTTCGTACAAAGACGCCCGGCGGGCTTAACTGGCAAGTGGTTCCAAATATCACGTCATCCATCTACCCGATGATGCAGTATGTCGATGCGGAACTGGAAACCCGCACCGGCCTGGCCAAGCAAACTCAGGGCATAGACGCCAACGCGCTGCAGAACCAGACCGCTACCGCCGTGGCGCAGGTGTTCTCAGCCTCGCAGATGCGGATCAAGCTGGTGGCCCGTATCATGGCCGAGGGCGTGCGGGACATCTTCTCGCTGCTGCATCACACCATCCGCAGCCACGGCCAGCAGAAGGAAACCGTCCGGCTGCGGAACAAATGGGTGCCGATCGACCCGCGCAACTGGCGGACCCGCGACGACATGACCATCAATGTTGGGCTTGGTTCCGGTGGAAAGGCCCAGCAGTTCGCACAGACCATGGCGATCGCCAACGTGCAAAAGGAGCTGATCGCCGGCGGCAAGCCCCATCTGGTCGGGGACCGCGAGCTCTACAATACGGCGTCAGAACTCACCAAGATCATGGGCCACAAGAACCCGGATATGTTCTTCAACGATCCCACGGCCAAGAACCCGGATGGATCGTTGAAGAACCCGGCGCCCCCGCCACCGGTTGACCCGAAGGTGCAGGCTGCCCAGGCCAAGGCACAAGCTGACCAGGCCGCGCAGGCGCAAAAGGCCAAGCTCGAGCAGCAGAAAGCCCAGCTCGACGCCATCCACCAGCAGGTCAAGACCCAGGCCGAGATTGAGTTGGCGAAGATCAAGGCCGATCTGGACGCGAAGGTCGCGCTGCTCGACGCTCACCTCAAGACGGCCTTGGCCGACCAGAAGGCACGACATGACCAGCAGGCCCACCGGACCCATATTGCTGAAACCGTGGTCGGAATGGCGGCCACGGCGCAGGCGCACGACCAGAAAATGGAACACAACGACGCGGCGCATCACGCTAAAATCGAGCAGATGAGGGCAAAACCGGAGAAGTCCCATGAATGATGAACAGACCAAGCTTGACGAGGAACTGGCGCACGACATTCGTGAGTTGACGCAGTCCCGCGTATCGACGCCCGAAGCGCTTGTGCTGATCAAGAGCCTCGAAACCGCCGGCTGGCGCGTGAGCAAGATTGATGTCAAGGCGGAGGACGACCCGTTCCCGGTCAACGCGCCGTCCGTGCTTAGCGAGCAGCAGGCTCGTGAAGCCCTGGAACGGGAATCTGAGCGTCAGGCCGCCATCGCCCACAATATGAACCCTGAGCCTGCCGCCACGGACAAATGGCAGGCCGGCGACCCCAGCATCTACAATTCTCCGCACCCGCGAGATGCCGGGGGTAAGTTTGTTGCCCATGACAAGATCCCCACTGCGGTTGAAGGCGACGAAGACTGATGACCGAGCTTATCGCGGCCTACAAGCAGACGGCCGCGAAGCTCCTGGCGAACCCTGACGACCCCGAGCAGCTATCCAACCAATACACGCTGCTCTCGACCACAAGACGCAGTCCGGCTCAACTGGCGCTCGCCAAGCGCTGCGCTGACGTCGCGCCGGACGAGTTCATTGCGGTGTTCAACTACGCTTCTGCGCTCATGCGCGGTGGACATGACAGTGTCGACGTGTTTCGCCGAGCGCTAGAGATTGCGCCGCATGATCGCAATGCAATCACGCTGCACCATATTGGGCTTGCGCATCACGACCGCGGGGAATACGCGGTAGCGCTGCGCTGGTATGAGCTCGCAAAATCGGTCGACCCTGACGAGCCGAAGCTCTGCCAGTCGATCGCGATCGCAAAGCTGGCGCTGGGACATCTGAGAGAGGGACTTTATGAGTTCGAGGTTCAGCACCATATCAAGCCGCGGAAAGCAATCACTGAGAGCGGAATTCCTTGGTGGAACGGCGAAGACTTGGCCGGCAAGCGCGTTATCCTCACACATGAGCAGGGGTTCGGAGACACCCTCCAATTTATACGTTTCGCCCAACTTCTACGAGGCCGTTGTGGATACCTTGTGTTCTCTGGCCCGGAAACGCTGGCGCCTCTCATTGCCGAACAGTTCTCTTGCTTCGATGACGTGGTTAATGAAGTAGGCCCGTTCAAGGCCGATTTCGTCACCTCTCCCATGGCCGCGGCCGCGCTGATGGGCATCGAATACCGGGACGTGGTAGGGCTGGCCTATATGACCGCCAAGCCAACCAAGCTTCCGGCCCGAGGGAAGCTCAAAATCGGCCTGTCATGGAAGGGCTCGCCCGGATACGCCAACGATGCGCTCCGATCTGCCGAATTGAAGGATTTTTGCCCGCTATTCGACCTGCCGGGCGCCGCGTTCTATTCGCTCCAGGTCCGGCCTGGCCCAACGGAGATATCGAATCTCGGGCTCGACGGATTCATTGCGGATCTGGGATCAACCCTGACGGACTGGCGTTCCACTGCTCGAGCAATCGCGGCCATGGACGTCGTCGTGGCGACGGATAGCGCGAATGCTCACCTCGCAGGTGCGTTGGGAAAACCTGTTCTGCTGCTGCTCGGGCGCGCCCCCTGCTGGCGCTGGATGAACGGCGACAAGACGCCTTGGTATGTGGGCCACAAGCTGTTTCGACAAGCCACGGTCGATCGCTGGCCCATGGAAGCGGTGCGGGCTGAGCTGCAGAGGATGATGCGTTGAGCGATAAGCCAAGGGTCCGCGTGAAGGCGCGAAAGTGCTCCATTGTCAGGGTGGGCGGAGTAGGGGCGCTTATCGATGGATACGATAAAGACGCGAGCTATAAATTTGGAACGTTTTTCAAACGCGGCCAAGTCTTCAAGATCGAATTCATAGACAAGAGCGGCGACTACGATTGGTACCGGGTCATCTACTCATGACCGACGAACACAAGCTCCTCACCGCCCAGGACCGCGCCGCCCGCGCCCAATCTCTGCTCGAAAACAACCTGCTGACCGAGGCATTCCAAGAGCTGGAAGATAGCTACACGGCCGCATGGCGCAATACGCACGTCGATGAAGCGCAGGCCCGTGAAAAGCTGTTCCTCGCGGTCAACATCGTCGGGAAGGTCCGGGACCATCTCGCCGCGGTCGTCACCAACGGCAAGCTTGCGGCTGCTGAACTGAAGCAGATCGCCGATATCGCCGAGCGCAAGAAGCGTTTCGGCATCCTGTAAATTTGAAGGAAAACCTATGTCTGAAGAAGCCGGCGTCACCGCTGGCAGCGAAGCCGTGCCGCTTCCTGCCGATGCCCCCGAAAGCTTCAATTCGCCGTCTGATGCCGCAAGCTTCCTCGCCGAGTGGCGGGAAAAGCGCGAAACTGCAGAGAGCGCCGATCCGGCGACCGCAGCACATGAATTGCCTGTTGAGGGCAACGCCGACCCGGAGAACCCGGCCCCCGGCGAGGATGAGGATGCCGACCCGGCTCAGCCGCCCATCGAGCGCCCGAAGTCCTGGACTGAATCCGAGGAAGCCGAATGGCGGGCCACGCCTCGCGCCCTGCAGCAGAAAATCGCTGCGCGCGAACTGGAACGCGATAACGCGCTGCGCCGGGCTCAGAATGACGCCGCTGAAAAGCTCAAGGGCCTCACGACCAAGGAGCAGCAGGCGGAAGAGGCAAGGCACCGCTACGAAGCCAAGCTCCCCGAAGTCATGCAGGGGCTGACTGATTACAACAACCGGCAATTCGCCGACATCAAGTCGATGGCGGACCTCGAAACGCTGGCGAATGAGGCTCTCCGACTGTCGACCACCGATCCGGTCGCTGCGGGACAAATCCAGGCCTATCTAAACGCCTGGCAGGTCCATCAGCAGAAGATGGCGGCGACGAAAGCCGAGCTCGATCAGGCCAACCAACGCAAGACCACCAAGGAGCAAGCCGACTGGGCCGAGTTCGTATCCACGAACAACGCCAAGGCGGCCGAGCGCATTCCCGATCTCGCTGACAAGGACAAATCCCAGGCGCTGACCAACAAGGCCGGCGAGCTGTTGCGTGAGCTGGGATTCTCCGAAGAGGACCTTGATGGGTTCACGAAGGGCCAGAAGATCTCGCCCTACGACCATCGCATCCAGGCCCTTTTGTTCGAAGCCATCACGGCCAAGGGCATGCAGCAGGCAAAGGCAACGCTCGCGGACAAGGTTGCGCCGAAGACTCTCCCCCCAGTGCAGCGGCCCGGCACGTCACGCCCCACGGGCGCCGGCAACGCCGAACGTATCCAGGCCCTCGAATCCAAACTCAACAACTCCGGCTCCCAGGAAGACGCTTTCGAACTGCTGATGGCACGTCGAAACGCACTCCGGGCATCATAAGGACCATCCCAAATGGCTATGCCAACCTCAAC